CTTTTCTCTCGCTGAATACGACGCAGAAAAGCGTAATGAATAATCTGAGTGAAATACGCAAAGGGATTCTGGGATTTCTCTGGGTTAAAGTTATGTATGTACTGAACACAGTTCTCGATTCCGTCAGAGATCATGTCCTCTTTGAACATGTAGTTGACGAAGTTTGGTTTGAATGATAGATGATTTGCAATCTTCAAGAAACACTCCCCAATGTAGCGAGGGATGGGAGGTTTAGGAAGATCTCTAATTAAAGCAATTTCTTTATCTTCGCGATACTTAATAAGTGCTGCCAAAAACTCTTTATTGTTAACGTAATGTTCTGACCTTTTTCTTTTTGCCATTGGTCTTATCATAAGTTTATATCATAATATCTATTAATTATATCATTTCTGCAAAGACTTGACAAGTATCTAAAATACGGTAGAATACCTTTGTGGAGGTTGATAGGGAAGGCTTAGCTATTGCTATTGTATAACTTTTCTAAGATTTCTTTTATATCATTAACGTTACCGATTCTACCCATTCTACGATTAATCTTAGATTCTTTAGGACTAGTCTTGTCAGAAGATCTTACGTAATCTTGATACATCATAATCATTTCTATATCAGATGATTCTGATAAAGTGAGAACATCATTCAAGTTAATTATAAACATATCTTCACTAGTTGTTTTTAACCAAGGTTCTATTTTATATCCAACAACACCTATTTTACTTTTAATTTCATCGACGATGATTGGATTAGAAACGATGAGCATCGTTCTACCTTCTTCTTCTGAAGCAGCAACTTTAGCAAAAAGTTCTTCTCCAGTTTTTAATTTTAATGTACAGTAAAAATCGTCTTCTATCATATCTTTAATTGAATAGTGATTATTTCATAGTTAAAGTTTTCTTCATTATATGTTTTGATTCTTTCTATAAAATGATTTAGTGTGTAGTTTCTTCTGTTTTTTGTAGAGCAATCATCTGAGATGTCATACAATGTTGCTTTTACTTTGTCTTTTCCTTTTCTAAGAACTCGTCCAATACTTTGAAGATTGCGGATTCTGGACTTACTTGGAGAGGCAAAGATAACATTATGGAGTTTTTTAATATTGATACCTGTACTAAAAGTTCCATAAGAAGCAACAATGATAGCGTTGTTTTCTTTTTCGGTTATTTCTCGTACTTGTTCTCTTTCTTCTGCATCTACTCCACCATGTACAAAAAATACCTTGCGGTCATCTCGCTTGTTATTATTTATCTCATTGTAGAGAACCTGTCCATGTGCTTCGACTCTTGCGAAAAGAATAAGAGTGTTCCCTTTAAGGTCTAGCGCAAGATTTTTAATGAAACGGTTTCTCTGTTCATGAGAGATAAGATATTCAATCTCATCATTATAAGTCTCAAACGTTTGTGGTTTGTGCTTAAGAACAAGACACTGAATATCAAGTTGTGAAAGATGTCCCTGTCTCATCAACTCATCAGTTCTTGTTACTTTATATGATGGTCCAAACAATCCCTCTAAGACCCACTTATGCGTCTGTGTGCCATCTAAAGTACCAGTGAATCCAAATCTATACTTAGCATGATGCAACTTAGTCATGATATTAATCAATGATTTAGACTTGAATAAATGTGCTTCATCGCCTATAATGACACCATAGTCTTCAAAGAAAGATCTCTCTAGTTTGTAAACAGATTGCCAAGTTGTAATTGTCACTGGAGCTTCATTACTTTTTTCCCTACCAGAATAGATACGGTGACAATATGAATCAGCATCCCAACCATAATCAAGGAAATCCTTGTACATCTGCTCTACAAGAGATGTCGTGGGAACAACTAAAAGGATTTTTTCTCCTCGGTCAACGTAGTATCTTACGAGAGAATAAATCATCAATGATTTGCCAGAAGCAGTGGGGCTTATCAATAGCTTTCTATTGTGCTTTAGAGCTCCGTATACTCCCTCAACTTGGTATTTGCGAGGAGTGTGAGAACAAATAGAATTCATATAATCTTTGACACCCTCCATCGAGATATGATCATTCTCCTCATATGGAGTGCCATAGAATTTATTATCTTCAAACTTATAACTATATCCATAGTTCTCACAGAAAGATACAATCTTATCTAACAAACCAACATAGATCTGTTTGGATCGCATATCGTAAAGGTGAATCTCTCCGTTCCAATTCCTTCCACGATATTGCGGCATAAATTTTGCATTCGGAACCTCAAACTTAAAGTGGTCTCTAAGTTCGTATTCTATATGAGGTTCTGTATTAATCTTTAAAAATACTTCGTTTGATTTAGATATAACAAGATTGGCAGTCGTATCAATCACGTAGACCCATTCATCTACGAATATTTATTACATATTACTGAACCTATGTTCTAACATTATTCTATAGAAATGATCTCGCATAGCCAAAAGGTTTTCTTGTTCCATAGGATCTCCGCCTGACCACTTCACACATGCCTGAGAAAGACCTGTGTGAATAATACGAACTGCTTCTATTGGCAATTCTAGGCGATAATAATCCTCTTCTTCTTCCATCAACCTAATCCTGCGTTGAATCTCATAAACTCTATTGCGTTTTTGATTTGATAGGTTCTATTAGTTATCTGCTTTAATATACTTTCAATATAGACAAGCATCGTATCATAATAATCTATCTTTAGGCATACTGTAGATAATTTTTCATCAGCGTCAAGATACTTCTGCATGGTATCTTTATCACGAATTTTTTTGGGAAAAGGATTATCTACGTAAACATCAGGGTCAGCTTTACCACTGAAGTATTCATATCGTTCATGTCTGATATTCTTTCTTTGTTGCTCTGCTTTCTTTCTCATTAGAAAGATAGTGTTATACATTTCAAAATACTTCGCATGGAGAGAAGGAATTCCTAAAGATTCTTCATGTAGATTGTCTCTATCAATTTTTGAATCTTTTTCCCAAATCTCTTGAAGTTTATCAAGATCGATCATAAAGGACGATTACTCATATCAACTATATTGTACATAGTATACTTGAAACTTACCTCTGCTGTAAAGTATTCGATATCTGTATCAGTTGCATCGAAAGTAACAGTTGAAAGGGAAGTTGGAAATACATCTTTAAAAAAAACTTGAAACTTAGGAATTAAATTATTACTCAAAATTTGAAGAGTAGCATCTGAATAGATATTCAATCCTTCGTTTGCGTATCCTCCACCAACATCACCTGGTCCAAGTTTTTGAAGATTTATAATATCTTTTTCAGATTCAGGATATCCTAATCCACGTATCCATTTCTGGATTTCCATAAAATTACCAAGATCTTCATCGACCAAGAATCGAATTGTCAAATCTCCAAACTGAACTTTGTCTCCTGGAATATCAAGATCTCTCAGGTAAGTTGCCTGTGTTGCTGTTCCCATATCCATTGATGGGATGTTTGCTTGATTGCAAAAAAAGGCAACTTGAGGACTTCTTTTCAGGAGAAACTTAAACCCTGTTGGAGATAGAAAATTTCTATTCTCAATTTGTCTCGATGAAGTATCAGGCATTATTATTCGCTAACAACAGTAGCATCTGTCCATCCACCATTTTTTCCATCAGAGTTAGTCATGTCACCTGAAGGATCATTTGCATAGACTTTTCTCTCAGAAAAATCATCAGTCCATCTCCTGTTACCAGTGTAATAGACGTTTATGCTGGAATTAATTAAACTAGGTTTCTTAATGTGATATGCCATTTTTAATAGTTCTCTACATTTTTATTTAGCATAAAAAAAGAGGGTCCGAAGACCCTCCAGTATGTATATGTGAATACGGATCACATGAGGTTCTTGACAGTAACGCGCTGATAGTAGCGGTTGCTGTTGACGCGGAGGCGTCCAAGTCCCTGAGTGGTTCCTTCTGCGAATGGGTTGGAAACAAGACCATAACGAGTCTTGAATCCAATTTTGGGCTGGAAGGAGTTCTCTCCAACAGCACGAACCATTTGGAGGGGAACGTAAGGGCAATAGAACAGACCTGCGTCATAAGGGGAAGTACCCTTGTAACCAACAACGTAGTACTGGTTAGCAGCAGAGTTTGCAGAATAAGGATCGATATAGACACGATACTTACCTTGCAGAACACCAGCGAAGGTGTTACCCGTGTCATCAACGTTAAGGTTAGCGTTGAGTGCGGGGGTGTAGTCGAGCACACCAGCCATGGTCAGTGCAGACGCAACGTCAGCAGAACACATGATGATGTTGCCCTTTCCTCTACGAGTTCTTTGGGCGATGCGGTTTGCATCTCTCTCGATTTGGAACAGAAGACCCTTAAACTTCTCAACAGACCAACGTCCGTTTGAGTCGATGTCAAGGTCAAACTCACCTTGGGTTGCAACGTTGGTAGCAGCACCTTGCTCAGCAACCTTATAGATGGTTCTGATGACTTCTCTGTTGATTTCCGCAAGGATTTCAGTAGAGAGGATGTTAGCAAGTTCTGCTTCAGCGTTAAGACCGTGGATTGCCTTAAGGTCTTGTGCCAGTTCCAAGGAGTACTCT